ACCCTGACGGTTACAACCTGTTACGCGGAAACTACAGCACTGATTTAAAAAATAGCGGAAAATATGTAAGCATTGAGATAGAAGGCCAGACATTCCCAACTATAAATGCCGCCGCTAAGCATTACGGGGTGAGTGTGTCCAGTTTTAGGAACAGGTTACAGCGCGGATGGACGCCAGAACAGGCGGTAGACCTAGTCGAACCACCCGAAAATTACCGCGAACAAAAGACCTTTGCCCCAATCACCATTGACGGCAAAACCTTCAAATGTAGCACAGATGCCGCCAAACATTACGGGATGGTGCTTTGCACCCTGCGCCAACGATTAAACAAGGGCTACACACCAGAACAAGCCGTCGGCCTCGAAGCAGCCCCTAAAAAGCGTTTCCTGCACCCCAATATGAATAGCATAACAATCAAGGGCAAAACCTTTGATAGCGAACGACAGGCCTGTCTCTATTTTAGTGAAAAACTCGGCATTAAAGCGCGAACACTAAAAGCACGATTGAAAAAAGGCTGGGACTGGGACGATGTCCTGTCACCGGAAACCACGCACCGCGCACGAGTGCCACGCAAAAATAACCGCGAATATGTAGTCGGCAACAAAGTCTACCGGACATCCGGTGAACTGGGCGCGGCTCACGGCATTTCAGGAAGTTATGCCCGTGTTCTGATTATGAAAAACAAAGATAAACCGCTAGAGGAAGTATTTAATGGCTATTGGATATGATGACATCTTCATAATAACCTATCTGGTCAGCGGGTTCGCCCTGCTGGCCTTTTTATTTTGGGACGCTTGGAAAGATCGGTGAGGCGCGCAACACGCAACACGGCTCACGGGTCAAAACCAGAGAACGAATACTCCTCTTTAAAGGCGTTGTTACGCGATACACCTATATAGGCTCAAAATTATAAAAAATAAAAAAAGTTAAAAAATAGGTGTAACAGGTGTAACAGACGTAACATCGTAGTTAAGTTGTTTTAATACAAAGGTTTTTTCTGTTACATAAAGTGTTACACCAATAATTACTAAAATGTAACAGAGTTAAATAGCAAAACTGCCTTAATGCGCCCAAAATCAAAAAAAAATATTTTTTGTTTTTCAGCCTATATAGGTGTAAATTGTGTTAAAGAGATAAGTAGACCTTTTTAACTGTGGAAAGATTATGGCGAGAAAACCTGTTGTAAAGACTGAGACGCGGGGTCGAAAGAAGGCCACGGCGGAACAAGCCCTGACACGCAAGCAGGAACTTTTTGTAAAGGAACTGGTGAGCAAGGACGGGCAGATAACCCTGAGAGAAGCCGCGATAAACGCGGGCTATGCCGCTGGGTCGGCGCACTCACGGGCTTATGAACTAACTAACCCGCATATGTCCCCGCACGTTGTTGCGGCGATAAAAGCGTATCGGCGGGAACTGGATGAAAAATACGGGGTAACTTATCAGCGGCATCTTAGAGATTTACAGACCATACGGGATATGGCTCTGGAAAACGGGGCGTATTCTGCCGCCGTTCAGGCTGAGTATCGCAGGGGGCAAGCGCAAGGTGACATTTATGTCAGTAAATCGGAAATCCGTCATGGGTCAATCGACAGCATGAGCAAAGAGGATGTCCTGAAAGCACTTGAGGAGATAAAAAATAGTTATGCCCCGATCACCATCGACGTCACCCCGACAGAAAAAGACGAAAATACCAGCAATCGCAACAAAGCGAGAGGCAGGCTTTTACAAGCAAGTGAAGGAAGCGGCGCAGAGGTCGAACAGGAAATTTCTGCTGACGCGGATTGAAAACTGGGTCGGGGCAGGTATCCCTGACCTGATGATCTGCGATGAAAAAGGTGACTTTCATTTTGTAGAATTAAAATTTTTGACAGGCAACGCCGTCACCCTGCAACCGTCGCAAGTCGCGTGGCTGTCGCGGCATAGCCATGCCAGTTGTTGGATACTGATAAAGAAACAAACCAATCCGACAGAACCCGCCGAATGTCTTTTGTATCCCGCTAATGCGGCGGTCGATTTAAAGATGGACGGGCTTGAAGCGGTCGAGCCGATTTTCCGTTGTGAACAGCCTTTTCAGTGGGAAACTATTTTTGACTTGATAAGTCCTATATAATCGCATACAGTGAGGCATCGTTAACTAACTACGGGAGTATAAAACGATGGGACTTGATATGTATTTGAGGGGTAATAAGTATAAATTATCTAAATGGGAAGACGACGATGTCGTGTTAGTGGATGGCTTTGAGCGGACGTCTGAAAACTTAAGTATCGGGCAATGGCGCAAACACGCCGTCTTGCATCACTTAATTGTGAATACTTTTGCGGATGGGGTGGACGATTGTTCGCCTATTCCCCTTAACCCCGCTGATTTGCTACATATTGCCAAAAGACTGCGTGAAAGGGATTTTCCGCCGATGGAAGACTGCGGCGGTTTCTTTTTTGGCGATGAAGAGTGGTGGCAAGAATGTTGCGCTAATGCCGCCGCCGACGCCGACATTTTTGAAAAAGCGGCGAATTGGATAACCGATGAGGCCTTTGAGGGTTCTTTTTGGCATTCGGTTGAATATCAGGCTAGTTGGTAGGGGGGATATGTTATGCCTAAATTAACTACGGGAGTAAAAACGATGACAAAACCTATCTTTATAGAAGTCAACACCGAATGGATGGAAAGTCTGTTTGCTTGTGATGAGGCGCGGGCGATACAAATTTTAGAACTGTTGCGCCGCCATGAAGACACCCTGTTTGATTATATCGACGACGCCATAAAAGAGATGGTTAGCCGTGAAGGGGGTCAGGACAATGCCTAGAACAGTAGTTGAATGGACATGGGAAGACGCCTTTTCAAAATTCGGTTTTGGGGACGGCGATGGGTGGAACGGGACAAACATTGTTTGTCAGGCGATAGACGCCCTTGGCTATAACACCGTGCCGGACGGCTGGGGCTGTCACAATTATCTAATCATGGATATTGAAAAAGACGGCAAGTCCATCTTGTTTGACGATGAGCGCGGTTCATGGAATGCGGCAACGGTTGCCCGCATGAATAAAAACGGCGTGACGAATATATCTGAGCAATATATCGGATACACTGACCCCGAACTATTTTTGCCCGATGATATATTGGAAATGCTGAACGCAACCTTTACCGATGATTATGAGGTGGCGGCCTGATGTTTTTATTGCATTGGATAGCCCGCCTGATACATGGCGACGACTGGGAAAGACACGCCCGCAAGCCCCGAACCCGACGACGGCGTCGTCGATAAACTAAACAAGCCCCGCCCTGATCCGGCGGGGTTTATTTTTGCCCCCTACAGTATTTTTTAAAATTTCCGCTTGCATGGGATGCGATAATATGAGACAACACGCATAGGCCTTTTTTAACGGGGCGTCGGCCTAGCCCCAAAATTACGGGAAATAGTAAAATGAACCATTCAATCGAAAACAGCCAAAACACCCTGACACGCCTTTTGGAAAAGGTGCGCGACGACGCGGCGCGGCAAGCGGATTATATCGCCCCGACGCATGAATTGCAGAAAACAACCGACGCCAACGGCGTCCCGCAAGTTGTCATTGAACAACGGGGCGGCGTTCCGACAACTATTCTGGACGTTAACGACGTTTCATTCGGGCAGATAGCAGGTCATGCGGGGATTGATGTTAGAACCGCCCGCCGCTTGCAAGCGGGCTATTCTGAGCAATTCGACGGCCTGATTAACGCTATCTGGCAAAAAGAACCGTCGGTGCGTATGTTACGGTCATATGAGGGGCTTGCCCTGACCGACGGCGGGCGCGGTAAATTGCGCGCTTTTGTTTCAGATAAGTTTAAAACTTTCGATAATGTAAACTTGCTCAATTCGGCGTTGCCGCAATTAATGGAAAGCCCCGCGCAATTTCAGGTTGTTAATGCAACCGTCACCGACAAGCGGTTATATCTGCGCCTTAAATCCCTAGTCCATACGGGCGACGGCGCGGGCGTCGGGGATGTTATGGCGAACGGTATCGGCTTGCAGAATAGTGAAGTCGGGGCGGGTTCTGTTTCTGTTTATCAGATTGCATGGACGCTTGCTTGCTTAAACGGTATGCAAACCCAAAATAAAACCCGTTCCAGCCATATCACAAGCGGGCGGGATAGCGATGACTGGGGCTTGCTTTCCGATCAGGCAAAAGACGCTGACAACCGCGCATTAGAATTGAAAATTCGCGATCTTGTCGGGGTTTATTCAAGCCGTGATAGTTTTGACGCCGTGCTTGAAAGCATGAAAGCCGCCGCCGCCGACGTTATTGACGCCGACGCCGACAAGGCCGCCGTCGTCGATAATTTGGGCGCGGTTATGAAATTGTCGAAAAAAGAAACGGGCGATGTTTTAAACGGGCTTTTGGATACTATCGGGCAAGCGGGCTATGAACGCGACAAGCCGCTATCCCGTGCAACGCTGATTAATGCGGTTACCGCCGTTTCACATAAAGCCGACGCCGACGACGTCGACTTATGGCAACAGCGGGGCGGCGCGTTGCTATCCATGCGCCCCGCCGACTGGCAACGGGTGGCGGTTGCGGCATAAATCGCCCCATACAATCAAGACAAGCCCCGCCCTATCTGGCGGGGTTTTTTTATGCAATTTGACAAATATGGGATAATATGAGATAAACCGAAAAGTTTTAAATTTTCTAAAGGGGTTTACCATGCTTAAAACAGTCAAAATTTCACAAGCGAATAAGACGGCGGGCGTTGCCGTCACGTATAGGGCGGGCAAGGCGAATAAATACGATACTTGCCCCGCTAATTGCGAATTGAACGCAAGCGGGCGCGGTTGCGCCCCGTCGGAAATAGATGCCGAATATCTCGACGCCTTACTTGATAGCAAGCCACGCGGCGGGCATGGTTTCACATATTCGCATTTTAACCCGCTTTTTTGGGCGCATAAATTAAGCCCGCTTAAAACGGTTATAAACTTTTCCGCCGCGTCAATTAAAGCCGCCGCCGCGTCGGTTGCGTCGGGCGTTCCCGCCGTTGCCGTCGTCGCCGCCGATTTTTGGAAAAAGAACGGCAACGCGAAAAACACAACCGCCGACGGCGTGCGGGGCGTGCGTTGCCCCGCCGAATATCTGGACGGCGTCGGGTGCGTTAATTGCGGCGGGGAAAAAGCCCCATTATGCGCCCGTTTAGAACGTGATTTTTTTGTCATGTTTACCGCGCACGGGGCGGGCAAAAAGAAAGCGGGCAACCCCGACGACGCGGGCGGCTGTTATGCCGACGGCGGGCGGGTTGCTATACATTGGAACGCGACAAGCGCGGGCGACGACGACGGGAAAACCGACGGCGAACGGTTGCGGGCTTTTGTTAAAACATTGCCGCCGCGTTCTGTTTTACGGCATCACGTCGCGGGCGATATCGGGAAAGAATAAACCCGCCCCGCTTGTCCCATTGCCCCGCCTTATTCGGCGGGGTTTTTTTATTCGCGTTTTAAGCCCCATACAACGCCCGCAACGTCCCGCTAGGCTATAACCCTAGCGGGGTTTTTCTATGCCCGCTTGTCGGGCTTTATATCGCGTTTATTAGAGTTAATTAAGCCACGGGCGGCGGGGCGGGGATTGCGTAAAACATACGGCGGAAAAATCACGGCGGGGCGCGATACGAAAAACGCGGGGCGCGGGCGTCGGTATTTTTAAAAATTTTCACGGCGCATGGATGCCGGGCGAATAAATGCCGGGCGAATTGCGCGGCGCATGATACGCGGGCGGCGGCGCATGAAACGCGGGGCGCGGCCTTAAAAACTAGGATTCCGGTATCGGGTCAAAAAACCGTGATAAATCAGCAATTTACAAAAATCGCGCAACGCGGCCACGGGCTCTGGCTGCGCAGGCAAGGGCCATGTTTTTGACAAATAATCATGTGAAAAATGATATGAATGTTTCACGTGA